CACATCAGGACACACCAACAATGGCGGTTCGCAGGTTAACGCCCAAAGAGGCGGAAAGATTGCAAGGCTTCCCCGACAACTACACGGCAATCCCCTGGCGCGGGAAGCCCGCCGACCAGTGCCCCGATGGCCCGCGCTACAAGGCGCTCGGGAACTCGATGGCCGTGCCGGTGATGCGCTGGATCGGGAAGCGGATTGCGGAGGCTGTCAATGGCTGACGGCATCGATGCCACCTGCACCGACTGCGAATACATGCACCGCGATCGCGACGGTGGCCGGTGGTGTTCCTCTCCGCAGCTGCTGCGCTCTTACGGCTACTCAATGCGATGCATCTGGGAGCGTGACCACGTCAAGGATCCGCTGCGCCAGACGCCTGCCGATCAGAAATGCGGCCCCAACGCGATAAACTGGAAACGGCGAGGTAGCGTGTGATGGTTCTGAAGGAATGGACCCAGAAAGAGATCGACCAGATCTTCCGCATGGTGAGCGAGGGGTTCTCGATGAGCCAGATCGCCGCCACCCTGGAAGGGCGCACGAGGAACGCCGTCATAGGCAAATACATGCGGGTCCGCATGAGCCGCCTCGGCTACACGCCGACGCCCCGCGGACCTAACGGGAAGCAGTTGTCGGAGCTCATCGATGAGCCGGTGCGGATCTCGCCCCAGCTGCTGCGGAACACCACTCCCAAGCGCGCCTGCGAACCCCGCCGGCCGATGCCGAAGGTGGCGAAGGCCGGGGTAGGGGTCATCTTCAAGCCCGTGCTTGTGGAGCCCCCGAAGGACGGCGCCGTGGGCATCCTCGACGTGACCGGCTGCAAGTGGGCGGTGGGTGAGAACCCCAAGATCTACGGCGGCCATGTCTTCTGCAATCACGAGACGGACGGCAAGAGCCCCTACTGCGCCTATCACCACAAGCAGGGGAAGGCCCAGCCGATCCCCAAGGGCGCGGTGAAGCGGTTCAAGGTGCCGACGTCCCTCCTGCGGGCAGGTGCAGCATGAGCCGGTGGTTTCGCATGTATGACGACGTACTGGATGATCCCAAGGTTCAGCGATTGCCGGCTGACTTGTTCAAGGCCTGGGTGAACCTGCTCTGCCTCGCGAGCCGGAACGACGGAACGCTCCCGCCGATCGATGACATCGCCTTCGCCCTCCGAATGTCACAAGATGTCACGCGTGACATAGTCCGTGACCTGTCACAACGCGGCCTGATCGATGACTGTGACGGTCTTTCTCCCCACAATTGGAGCGCCAGGCAGTTCAAGAGCGACAAGGACGAAAGCGCAGCGGAACGGAAAAGGGCTCAACGAAAGAGGGAAAAAGAGCGGCAAAATCCCGATGTCACGCCTGATGTCACGCGTGACACGTCCGTGACGTCACGCCCCCCAGATACAGAACAGAACAGAGCAGAACAGAACACACAAGAGGCGCGTGTGCGCGAAGAGGATCCTGCTCACTGGAAGGTGGTTCAGGACATGCTCAAAGACCATGCCGATGCTCTCAACGGCTGGGAGGATGAGTTCCTGCATTCGATCAAGTGGACCTTCGATCTCAGCAAGGCGCAGCGCGAGAAGCTCGATGCTATCCGCGACAGGCTGATGGCGAAGGGTGATGGTCTCATCGCCATGTGGACCGTCAAGCGCGGGAGCCCGCAGCACGACGCCTGGATGGCCTACTTCCGCACCCGCGGAAACGCAAAGTTCTACGAGAGCAGGGACACGTTCACGGTGCCCAGCGAGTACCCGCCGGCGAAGGAGAAGGCAGCATGATCAGCCGTTGCTACATCGCCTATCTTCCGAATGCCGGGGAGAACGACAGCATGATGGTCGTGAAAATCGGTAAGTCGCAAAACCCTTCCATCCGTTTTCAGCAACTGTGCGCCATGGGGTGGATTACTCCGGGGTGGATGGAAGCAACAAAGCTTTACGACGGGGCTCCGCTTATCGATGGTCTGGAGATCGAGCGTCATATGCATGCGATGCTGGTCAAGGATCGCATCCATCACGAATGGTTCCACGTCAGTACCATGAACCTCGAGCGCGTGAAGCAAGACGTGATGATGAGGTTTTCCGTTCATTGGGAGACCGTGAACGACTGGGAGGAGGGACAATGACCACAGCCGAGCCCCCAATCGATGACCGCGAAGAGAAGCCCCGCAGCAATGAGGTGGGCGACACCCTCATAGACCTCGACATCATGGACGCCGAGGGCGAGATCCGCGCCATGATCGTGTTCGTGATCGACAACAGGGGGCAGGGGAGGTTTACCACCGCCGGGCCAGTGTCCATCCACGACATGCAGGGCGCTGCCTATGTCATGCAGCAGCTGCTCGCCAAGCACCTGGCGCTGCTCCAGATCCCGGTGGAGGGTCACGGTTGAGCCGCCCCCGCTACATAGGCCCCACCCCCGAGCGCCTGGCGAAGGCGGGCAGGGCAGTCGAGCCCGTCGAAAGCGAGACCGGCTACGAGACCCTCCGCATGCTCGACGGCAGCCCCCTCGAGCAGCTGGCCACGATCGGCAAGAGATCACCCCGGAAGGGCATCACCGGCGATCAGTACCATGCCGGCGCCCGCTACTACGCCGACGCCTATGCCGCGGGCATGTTCGCCAGTGGGGTCATGGACCCCGCCCAGGAGCGCGTGGACGGCGGCCAGCACAAGGACATCGCTGCCTACCGGCTCGAGGCTCTGTCCCGCTACAACGCCGCCCTGAAGGCCCTGGACCGCATCTCCGCAGCCATCCTGTCGGACATCGTCCTCCACGAGATGCCGATCGCGGTCTACGCCGAGCGTTTCCACCGCTTCCCCCAGGCCCGCGAGCGCCGCGCCATCGCCCTCCAGCGTCTCAGGGACGCCCTCGACCAGTTGGACAGCCACTACTACCCGCCCCGGCGCGACGGGATCCGAGCGGCGCATGCCGTGATCGAGGTCACCGAAGAAGACGCTTGACCTTTTTGCCAAATCAGCGGCATCAAGTGTGCCTAATGCAAGGCTGCGCTCCGGTGCGGCCTTTTTGCGTTATGGCCACCCCCTCTGCCTTGCACGGGTTGGTCCTCAAAGCCCCAGGCACAGTTCTGGGCCGCCGGCCTGATCACCCGGCGTCGATGTTTCACGTGGAACAATCCGAGAACCCATGGCAAAGGCCAAGAAGAAAGCACCCGAGCGAGGGCGCCCGACCCTCTACAAACCAGAGTATGTGAAGCAGGCGGCGAAGCTCTGCGCCCTCGGTGCAACGGATGCTGAAATCGCTGGTTTCTTCGCAACTAACCCGTCTGAAGACGGCTGGTATCGGATGTGTCTCAGAATAATCCGAGAGGATCGCTCGGGAGTTATTGCAGCCCAAAAAAGAACCCGTGCTGCAGCGCGAAAGGTTTCGATGCTGGCTGACCCTTCTCGGCGGATCCGCAATTCGGTTGCCGCAAGAATGTGGGCGGCCCTCAAAGGAAGGTCTGACGGCGCATTGTTCTCGCGCCTCGGCTATTCCTCGGCTGATCTCGTCGCCCACCTTGAGCGGCGGTTTTCTGATGGGATGTCGTGGGAGAACTATGGCAAATGGCACGTCGATCATGTGAGGCCCTGCGCTTCGTTCGACCTGTCCGACCCTGATCAGTTCTCCGAATGCTGGGGTCTTGCCAACTTGGCCCCGCTTTGGGCCTCGGACAATATCAAGAAGGGTGCGAAGTATGGCGCGCCCTGAGAAGTGGAAAGACGAATACGCCAAGATCGTGGAAGTGGCCTGCTCCCTCGGCGCAACCGATGAGGAACTGGCCGAGATGCTCGGGGTGAGCGTCCGCACGATCTACTACTGGCGACAGACCAAGCCGAAACTCTGCAAGGCCATGGTCACTGGCAAGGCTGAAGCAGACCACCGCGTTGAACGGTCACTCTACAACCGAGCGGTGGGCTACACCTATGACGCCGAGAAGATCATCACGGTCGCCCAAGGTGGTGGCGTCTCAGGTGTCGAGCGCGTTCCGATCAAGGAGCACGTTCCGCCCGACGTCACGGCTCAGATCTTCTGGCTCAAGAACCGCCGCAAGGACCAGTGGCGAGACCGGATCGACAATACCCACGCCGGGCCTGACGGTGGCCCGATCGAGATGCTGGCCCCGGCCGATGCGGTGCAGCGCGCAGCCTTCATGCTTGCCAAGGCGGCCAAGACCAGCAAGGGCAAATGACACATTTCACGCTGAACGGTTCGGTTCCCCAGCACGTCTACGGCTTCGTCCGGGGCGAGATCCTCCGGGGCCTCGAGCCCGAGGCGGTCGGGCCCCTCGAGCCTTGCGTCATCATCGGGGTGACGTCGATCCCGAGCCGGTGCCTGCATTTCTCGATCCTCTGCGAGAGCGGCGCACAGTGGGCCAGGATCCCGCAGGAGACGGCGATCACGAAGGACAAGGCGTGACCCTCGACCTCAACGCCGTCTTCGCCTCGCTCAACGAGGCCGAGCAGGCGGAACTGGTCGAGATCGCCAAGACGGTGACCGAGCGGTGGGTTCCGCAGCCCGGCCCCCAGACGCTGGCCTATTTCTCCGATGCCGACGAGACCCTGTTCGGGGGATCAGCCGGCGGCGGCAAGTCTGACCTGCTGGTGGGCTATGCGCTCAACGAGGCGCACAACGCGGTGATCTTCCGCAACGGCCTCGGCAGCCTGCGAGACCTCGAGAGCCGGGCGGTCGCCATCATGGCCAACCGCGAGGGGTTCAACTCGACGTTCCACCATTGGGATCTCGGCGGCGGCCGGAGCCTGGAGTTCGGCTCGCTCG